CCGTTTTCTTTATCAAATTTAAAACGTAATTGATCAGTTATGCCAAACGGAAGTACTGTTATAGTGCAGTCAATTTGTATACCTTGCTCATAAGTATCAATAATAATGTCTTCTGCTTTTATTCTAGGATCATAGTTAATAATCTTAGTTACGTCTTCAATAATTGCTTCTTGCACTTCGACTGTAAAAGGTTCATATAATATGTCCCAAATAATAGTGCCAAATGTAGGATCACTTAATTTCTCAGTTTGTCTTATATGGAAGTGATTTATTAAGTCTTGTTTGATAAGTTCAAAGTCGTAAACACTGAAGCTCTTAGCGTCTGCAACTGTTGAAAATCCTCTATATGTTCTATCAGAAGTTGCTACTTGTACAGGCTGACTTACTGTTACACGTTTATAAAGATTTTTTTCTAATTGGCTCATACTATATTTACCCTTTATCTAGCACTGCCGCCGAGACTCGGGCCGCGATGAGGTGATACTGTTTGTGTAGCAGCACTGTTATCTGCCGGTTCTGATACTGGTGGATTTTCCTGTGCTTTTTTAATTTCTTGTTCTAGAGAACGTAGAGCATCTGCTTCTTCATTGTGCATTCTTCTAACAACATTCTGTTGTTGACGTTTCGGAAGTTTTGAAAAATAACGAACACCGTTTTCAGCACGTCTTTCTTTATAAATTTCCATAATTAATGCAGCATCAGATGGCTCAGTAGTTGTCGGTGCGCTCGGGGGATATTCCAGGGCTGCTAGTGCTTTGCGGAATACCGATGTGCAACCGCCTGCTCCAAACTGGATTGCTGTAGAAAACACTACTTGGCTTAGTGTAAAAGAACGCTGTGTAACATCTAATCCAGTGCCATTTTTAATTCGTTTAATTGCAGGTCCAAAAAATTCTCTCCCTGCAAATTCACTTTGAGCTGCGGCTCCGTCTTCTGTTCCCATTACTATTTGCCAAGCTGATTTGTAAGCTTTTGTTCCTGCTCGGCCAGCAGTTGGACCTCCTGCTGCGTGTAATTGTGATTCTAAGTCTGGATAATTTGTTCTTAACCAAGCATGGAATATGCTTAATGTTCCTGGATTTGATGCAATTTGGTATTTTCCGTAGCTCCACCCACCGCTGTTATCAAATCCAATAATTGCAGCATTGCCGCTTGATTCATATTTCTCACTTAATGCGCCGATGTTTCCATCGAAGTTATAATCGCTATTATAATCACCTAGTGGCACAGGTTGTTGTCCGGCGCCTGTGTAGCCGCCTGGAATATATCCAGAATTAATGTTTCCACCGCTGCCTGAAACAACTGCACTTCTTTTAATTTTACCTTGCAAGTTTTTATTAAACGTATCAGGAGTAAGTACTCGGTCTGCCGAAGCTAATGATCCTGGTGATTCTCTATCTGTTTCACCTTTCTTAAATGCCAATGGGTCTAAATTTTCATGATGCGGCCAAGGTTCGTGTTGAGGTGCTCTTGTGAGTATGGTATCGTATCCGACTATTTCTGAACCAGGCAGCACACGAGGTAATTTTATTACACTTAGCGGCTCTACATGTTCTGCCGGACTTGCTTTAGGAGCAACTGGGCCATTCATATTGATAAACTTTGCAGTTTCTCTATGATCGTTAATACTATTAATATACGTACTACTTCCAGCAGTAAGTCTATTATCTTGTTCTGTTTTAATATGCAAATTTCCAGTAGTGTCGATATAATGATTTGCTTTTACTTTTATGTGCTGATTTCGTCCTACAGTAATTTTACTGTCTGTGCCAACTAATAAATTAAAGTCTTGTTTAGATTCAATTTGTACTCTTCCGCTTGTTGTTCCTGGTGCTCTGCCTGCTGCTTTAATATTAACATTCCTGCCTGCTTCCATATTAATGTCACGTTCAGCAGTAATGTTTAAATCATTTTCAGTCATGATACTAACACTGTCCTGGGCGTGAATGTCAATTTTACCATCACTGGACATTTCTATCCAAGTAGTTCCTCTAGCATTTCCTATGTAAATTAAGTCTTCACTGTTGTGCATTAATATTTGATGACCAGTTCTAGTTCTAAAACGCATTAATTCGTTTTGAGGAATAGTTCTGTCGCCGCCGGGTTCATTATCACCTTTGTTTTTATAAATCGGAGGTCCATCTTCTGCATGAGTATCACGAACAAATCGCTCGTCACCATCATCCATTACAAGTGCGCTGCCACCTAGTCTATTAGACGGAACACTAATTTTTCTTCCAGCTGTTCCAATTTCTACTGTCGGACTTCCGTCTCTATGATCCTTAGGGCCCGGAGTACTTACTCCAAATACCATACTAGGCATTTCTCGTCTTGCACTAGTTGTAGTTGTGCCTCGCACTTCGTCATTAACTAACCCTTGGACTTCTAGTGTTTCTGAAAAATCCTTGTTATAAGGTTTATCAAACAAAGTAGGATCTAGTTTTGCTCCAGTTTCAATTACTTTATTATATTCACCTACTGGTAATTTTCTGTCTTTTAACGTATCCGGTGTGTTTGCAGTTGTATTTTCTGTGGCTGCTTTACCGTCAGGAACCATAAAGTTCATATTATCAGCAGGAATGCATCCAATCCAATAAGCAAAGTTTGTATTACCTTCTGCAAATATTACAAGAACTTTTGTTCCTATATCAGGCGGCACCATCCACATACCGTAACTTTTTTGTGTATGCTCATAACCGTCATTTGCTGTGAGTGCTGCTTGTGGTGTTACTCCGTAAAATGGACTTAGATATTTTACATTTAATAACTGACCACTGCGTTCAGGTGCAGAGCCTGACGATGTATATCGCAACAGTTCGACAGTCATGCCTCCCATATACGTTGTGTCAAGATTATTAACAACAATTGCTTCGTAAGGCCCAATATCAGTAAAGCCTGATGTTTGAGTACTTGTTGTTCTTGTATAATTACCGGTTAATGACATATTTAATTTGATCCTTCGGGTGTAGTTATCTGTGCTGCTGCATTTCTACTTGGGCCATTGTCAGGAGTATAAACTTTTTTGCCAGTATTAAAATCGTATCTATCAAATCCTGGAGTTAGTGGTTTATACACATAAACGCCAAGTGGTTGATCAGCAATAGCGTCTGCTGACTGACTACTAGTTACTATAGAAGGAGAAGTACTGCCGCGTTGGTCACGTCCGCGTGGGTCTTGCGTTGGTAGCTGTCCTGAACCTATACCAGTAGTATCAGCCAAACATGGAGGTAATATACCTCTATCAACACGGCGTCGGGCTACTTCTGCGGCGCCATCTCCTCTACCTCCTAGTACGACAGGAGTCTCACGGGCATGTCTTAAAATAGCATCCTGATAAATCCCCTGCGTATTGGCGCTGAGAACTTCTTCGCCTGTTGATGTTACTGGCCAAAAATTTAGACCACCTGCGGTAGATTGCCGGTCAGAGTCTGTTATCGGAGGTAATCCTAATGCTTGTAATGTTGCTGCTCGTGCAATAGATGAATTTGCATATTCTGCTTGAAATTCTCGTATACGATCAGCAGCGGCAGTAAAGTCAGCTGACCCTGTGTAATCACCAAAGGCATCAGTAAAAGCACCAGCAGGCAGAGTTTCGCTTTCTGTTACTACGCCCGCTGTGCCGGGCTTTGTTGATGTTTTAGTCACAACTGTGTTTCCGGTAGTTTTACTAGTTGTTGCAGACGTCTCTGTTACCGGGCGGCTATGATCAACTTTTGGATCTAAAACCCAAATTGGCGATCCCCATTTTGTGTTTATTTTAATAGCATCTCCACTAAAAATTGCGGTAGAAGAATCATAAGATGACATATCTTCACCCTCTTCTTTAAAAGTGTGTATATAGTGGTGTAAAGTATTTTTATACCAACCACCAGCAATTACATAATAATGAGAATTATTAGGATAATCATCAAGTTCAGCTTCGCAGTCTAGTACTAATACCATTGAGTAATCATCTGATGAATAAGCTTCAAAATGCTCTCTCAAGTCATCTTGGTTTTGAAATGTCCACATACCATTCTTATTCTTCCACGGTTCGGTACTATTAGAACTGACACCACTACCTTGTTCAGTTTGATTAGTTGCCTCTTCTGGCGAGCCGGTAACTTCTACTATCACTCCCATTACCTTGGACCTCCTAATAAATTATTAATTCGAGATTTTGTTGCGTTAGTTGCAGCATCTATTCCTATATTTACAGCATTATTTATTGTACCTTTTGCTGCTGCTGCCGCTCTATTGACTATTGCTGCTTCTTCTGCAAGAACATCTAGTGCATTCATTCCATCAGTTGGTCTTATTGCTCCCATTGCCCCTCGCACTCTTGCGCTTGACACACTTCCTATTCCTACCATTGGTGAATTTGATAATCCGCTAGTAAAGTTATTTAATGTTGGTATAACTTTTGTTAAGTCTGGAACTTCGCCTATCAAGTCTTTTCCGTCTAGCAAACTTGTTAATCTATCGGCTTGTTTTAAAATAGCAGCCTGATACGGAGCTGCATTATCTGATGTTATCTTGTTGTCTATAGCACGATCTAAGTTTGTAATGTCATCTTGCCGAGAAGCTGGCATACAATCAATACCCGGGCGTTGCCCGCCAATTGTTCCGTCTGATTGGACGCCATCTTTTGTCAGTGCAGCATCGTTGTTTACTACCATCGTTCCTGAATTTGCAGTTGTTTCTTCATCGTCTTGTCCCTTACGTCTTATTAGCTTAAGAGTCTGTGTAAATTTGCCGCTACTAAATCTATTAACTACTGCCCATATTTGAAACAATCCACTAAACCCTGACACAATTTGAGGAAATTCCATAGTAGCACCTTTAATTTGATAATCAAAAGGAGTTTTAAAGTTTACTATACAAAATACAGACTGGTCTAAATAATTTATTGTATTACCGATGATAGTTTGTGGATTTGTAGCATCAGTACCAGCTACATAATTACCTGTTTGTTGTGGTATAAAATACGGATCTCCCATAATTTCCATTTCAGCAGTAACTAAATCTACATTCATTTTTGTAATCTTATCGTGAAAGATTTCTGCAATTTTGCGACGAACATCATTGCCTGCATATCCCGTTGCGTTATCTAATTTGGTATCAAAAGCAGTACCAGGTGATCCCTCTTCATTTGTCCTTTTTCCACCCACTGGAGTTTGGACGCCTCCATCAGTGCCAAGACTAGACGAAACAGTTGTCGCATTGTCTGCACCAGCTCTGATAGATGCAGCACTCATACCAAGGTCTGCAAATGCAGTCATCATAAATGCATTATTAAAGTTTAAATCAAAGTTTAATACGTCTTCATTTTTACCTGTATAGATATAATTATATTCTTTTTGGGCTAGTTTTTTAAGGCCTTCTGTATTTTGCGGTGCTTGATTACCAGCCATTGTAACTGCTTGATCAACTTCATATTCGATAACACTGTACACATAAACTCTAGGTCGTCGACCTATTGTTGCTTCAGTTAACGCACCTTCGTCTATATAAACGTGTGTGTCAATTCTAAACCATTTATTCATACCGTTTTTGGCGCCCGCAGTTGCCTTTTCAGCAGCATAAGATGACTGTACTACTAGCTTTTCGATAATATTAGTAATTTTTTCGCCTTGATTAAACTGATGTTCTCTTGATTTATCCGCAGGCTGAGCTCCAATTGATGCAGTATCAACTATGTTTGATTCTGGATTAATCACTGCTTGAGCATCTGCTGCTGCTTTATTTCCTGGAGCATTTGTATCTTCATTTAACGGACTTAGACCAATTTGATTCATTAAATCAGTATTTTCAGCAAATGATTTAAGTATTGCATACGTGTCATTAGGAGCTTCGATAGTTATAGTTGTTGGGGAAAATGATGATTGGATATCCGGATTCTTATCAAGTGTTCCCCGGCGTTGTATTTCTAAATCTTCAGGAGTAGAAGTAAATGCAGATTCTTGTATTTCTCCTTTTTGGTACGCATCCTTTAAATGTTTACGTGTTTTTGGAAAACAAATAATATATCTATCATACGGAGATATTGCGCCTGCGTCTTCTAAAGCTTCAATTTGACTATTAATTGCACCTGTTACTGACTGGTCATTTGTTTCAAGAATTTCGTGACACAAAACACCTGTAGCTTTAACACTTGTATTAACTTTATCAATTTCATCGGACAATCCTGTTTCACTCATTGGAACTGCTGTAACTGTGTACTTGCTTCCTATGCCCGAAACGTTAAACTCCATATTAATTAATTTAATTGGAATATACATCGGCTCTGTTACAAAGTTTGCAGCAGTAGTTCCGTCTAGATTATAACCTGCAAAGTCAATTCTTATACAAAACGGAGCGTGTGCATAATTAGCATACCCTGCAACTGATGATGCCCCTTTAATTGCTTGTATAAAGTTTCCCATACTGTACGGTTCAGTGACCGTAAACGATAATGATGTACCTAATGTCATCCTAGTATTTTGATTAGGCGCAACTATTGAATCTAATTCAATATCATCAATATAATATTCTGCGTGGGTTTGCGAGCCATCTTGATGATGGTTCATTGCAACGTTGCCGGCGTGTTCATCAAACACTTGATAACGTTTACCTAGATTGCCGCCACTACTTTGTATTATATGATTTTTAAATCCTATTTTTCGATAAGTTTCTGGATTATTATATTCTTTTGCACTAAGTATGCCAAGTGTAATTATGTAATTAACGCCGTTATAGTTTCTTAAAGGATTAGGTACTTTACTTGCAGCAGTATTTTTACTTTCATGAGAAGGTAAAAACCCGCGGTCAATAAAACTAGAAGATATACTAGTTCTGCTATCCAATTCTTTATACTGAGCTAATTGGAGGCCGTATTTTCCGCCTTGTATGCCTGCAAGATCAGCTGCACCTCTTTCTGCTATCCGCACAGCATTATTATATAAGTTCGATAGCTCAGATGAGTTACTAAAATCATCATATGCATTGCCTAGTTTGTTTCGTATGTTGCTAATAAGGTCACCGGCTTCGCCACCGAATAATCCTCCGGCAATTGCTCCAAGAGCTGCGCCTTGATTTCCATTTAATAATTTACCAGCGGCTGCGCCTAATAATGCGCCTTTGACGCTTACTCCGGATAGAGCAGAACTCATTATTTGGGTGCTTACTCCAGGAACAACAGAATTAATACGCTGACTAGCAGTAGTTACTACTGATGATTTTAAATTACGTTTTAACGATTTAACTAAATTATATGCTGGCATATTAAAATCCTAAAGTATTTCGTAACTCTGACGGATCTGGTAGATAAATTTTAGTGCCTGCAACAAAGTCAAATACAGGATCTTTTAATATATCTAAATTGCGCTGGGCAAACACCCACCACAGTTCTCTTCTACCATAAGTAATGTGTGCTAACAAGTCAGGACGATATGTAAATTCAGTTGTGATTTCAAATAAGATATCCGATTTATTAACAGGAACAGGACGAGGAGATAAAATATCTAAATATCCACTATTAGTAATAGGAGTTCTTGCGTAAGGACTTAAACTAGTTTTATTCATTATACAAATCCCTCCGGTCCGTTAATATGATTGCCGCTAACGTAATCATTTAAACTAAATCCTGCTTGCGAACGTCTTGCGTATTGCGGCTGTAGTGTAACTGTAATCGAACTCTGTGTTGGAACATAGTTTGGCAAGCCGTTAATAGTACATTCAATATAATCTACATCAACTGGTAAATCTGTAGTAAAGTTTGTTATTACAACAGGCATATCATTTAATATATGTTTACCATAACCGTTAAGTCTGCAAACTACTGGAGGATTGCCTAAAGGAGTACTATTACCATAAAACATTTTTGTTGCACTTCTTAAAAAGTGTAAACACGCAACCCAATACTTTGCATCGTCTTCATTTTCTTGATAAAATTCACCAGTAATAGTAATTGCATCTACTTGACTGTTTTCATATGCATTATAAGGAAAGTTTGTATGAGTAGGGTGTATTTGCGAATAATTTGCACTGTGGCTTAGTAACACAGTTGGGTTAAACGGAAATATCATTCTATTTCCTGTTTCAAATGCAGTTGAACCAGAGTTTAATCTTAGTGGAGCAAGTATATCACCAGCGTCGCGAATAACTTCTGGAACACTAATACTAACACGCCAGTCGCCAACGTCAGATGATGTATTATTAGATGAAATTATTGCCCGTGATATTGTTCGACCGGCGTTTGAAGCTCCAAACCCACCTGTTTGATTAACAAAGGTTGCAGCTAACTTTCCTAACGGTCCTAAGCTTCCGAGCTTTTGATTAACTGTATTCCTAATTGCGCCGTCGACAGCGCCCTTGACATCACTTACAATGCTGCTTAGAAAGTTTGAAGATGCTTTTTTAATGTTAAATTTTGCCATAATTTATTTTTTACTCCTACACTACTATTTAGTTGACAAAATTATGTTAGCAGTTTATAATTAGTCTTAGGTTGACAAATACTTAGTAGTAGTTTATAATAGTACTAACACTATAGGAGAGTCAAATGCGTCCCAAGAATTATTTAAACAACAAAGACATACTTAAAGAAATACACAAATCAAAGAATGAGTTTAACAGCTACTTAGAACCTGAATATGGTCAATATGACATTATTTTATCAGACGTAAGTAAAATTAATCGACTTACTGCTGCTGAAGCAAAGCGTAATAAAGCAAAGAAGATGTCATCTGCTGAATACGAGCGCCGTAAAGGACTAGGTGAAAAGGTTAAGCAAGCAGAGTGCGAAACTACCGCTGCTCAAATTACAAAGGAAGAGCTAATCTTCCGTGTAATGACGTTTGATCATATTCCAGAAGAGCCTGGACGTAAAAAGAACCCAAAGACAGTTGCTGATACAAAAGTTAAGCTACCGTTTCCTCCGTTTAAGCATTACAAGTATAATGATGAAGGCGAAATTATCCTAGTAGGCAAAAGTCACTGGACAGGTGGTATGGACAATGGTAACTTTAGTCACAAGCACGGTAAAGCAACTAATACACTTGCACTAATGTGGTTAAAACTGGTTGATCGTTATGCAACTCGAGGCAATGTACGTGGTTACACATACAATGACGAGATGAAAGGACAAGCTATCTTACAACTTGCGCAAATTGGCTTACAGTTTGACGAATCTAAGTCAGATAACCCATTTGCTTACTATACTGCTGCTGTTACTAACAGTTTTGTGCGGGTTATTAATATTGAAAAACGTGCGCAGAACATTAGAGATGATATCTTAGAGATGAACGACTTGTCTCCTAGTTATACAAGACAGAATCAAGGCGAATGGGAAGCAAGTGTAAAGCGAAATGAAGAAGCACCCATTACTCAATACACTGACACCAAAAAATAGGTTGACAGGTGTCAATAATTGCTATATACTTTAACAAGTAATATGGAGAACTAAACTTGTTTAAAAAAGCTGCGGTATTTACAGACATCCATTTTGGATTGAAGGGCAATAGTCGTGTTCATAACGAAGATTGCGAAGAATTTATTGATTGGTACATAGAACAAGCTCAAGCTGCTGGTTGCGAAACTGGTATCTTCTGCGGAGACTGGCATCACAACAGAAATTCACTTAACCTTACCACTATGGATGCAACAATTAGAAGCATGGAAAAGCTTGGTGCTGCATTTGAGAAGTTTTACTTCTTTGATGGTAACCATGACTTGTATTATAAAGACAAGCGTGACGTTAACAGTACTGCTTTTGCAA